GTAACTTCTGTAATTGTATCGCCTTTAACATCAATGATCTGAGATGGTAAGTTGGCATCAATTAATCCTCCAGCATTAAGCTGGTAGGAGAGTTGAAATCTTGCTGAGTAAAAAGCGGAACTAATAAAATGGAACATGTATTTTATAGAACCTCTCCAATACTCATGATGGGCTGCAACATAAGCAAGATAATCACAGGTAAAAGCGCTGGTTGCATCATTCGCTTCCAAAGGATGGACGTTTATGGTATTTATGTCACCTGAATTGGCATAAATGTACCGCCAATTCAACATAGGTGTCATTACAAGTTGCGTAATAGACATCTCTGAGGTTTCCATTGAAAAGTTGTCCATGGATATTGCTGACTGTGGAAACATAGTAAATTTGTCTCCTTGGAACAGTCCGCGAACATTGTTTTGATACTGGAAGGGATACTGTTGAACCATTGTAGTAACAGCTGTATCTGTGGGCATGTCTAAATTCTTTCCATAGGTAGAAATGAAATTGGCGATTGGACGATAAATATCTCCAACAATGGGAATCATCTTGATGATTTCGCTAACTCCTCCTACTACTTTTTGAATTCCTCTAGAATCGACACCTTCTTTATTCTTGATTTTTGCTTCATCCCCCGCATGCTTAAGCGCAGGAATTGGAAGAAAATCAAACGCAAAACGAGATCTGCCTGTGGATTGGGCAGCCACGGTTTCGTTGTACGATGCCACTTTGGGATTAGTAAACGAACCAAAAACTAAGAGTTCCACGGATGCAGGAACTCCAGTTGAAGTGGAAGTAAGTTCGTTTAATTCAGAAATTAGAATTGTGCCTATCGCTGCTGATGTACTAAGAGTTGCAACTGAAAGCCAAGGAACTGGATTCAGATAAGGAAACTCTATAACACAGGAATCTTGTGTTGACGCTGAAAGCACAACTGGTTTGAAACCTGAAAGTACATATGGATTCCAAAGGGTAGTTGGAGAACCAACTGAAGCATCTATAGTCGGTAAAGAACTAACCATAAGAGCTCCTTGATGATAAGGTGTTGAATTCATTCTAATTTGAAGTTTGATTCCCGCGCGAAAATATCTAAAAGGTGCTAGATAATTCGCTATTAAAGTGTTAACTAAAGGACCGGGGAATGTAAATGCTTGGTTGGCCATCCCAGGCGTCCAAGAAATAGTTGCCAAGCGATATACTCTTTCGAGCACTTGCGTTGGGGTTTGATCAACAAACGGATTGGAGATGCGCTCCAAATAATCATGTCCTGATATTTCTTGGGTTACTACGTTTGCTGATTCTTTGAACTGAGTTAATGCTGTTTCGTTATTCAAGACAGGCTCAATCTGTTCTGTAAGAGCGTTGTCATTTGATTGTTTGTTTTCTGAAGCTTGTATCCGTTTTGAAGGCATTTTAAGATAGGAGTGGATAAACTCTTTTCTTGAGCCAGGTTTGTGAGAGGCGCAAAGAGATCGTCACTCTCACACTCGCTTTGCAGCGAGGTAAATTGTTTACTTTCTATATCTTGAAAGGAATTTTTAGGCGTT